CAGCCGGGAACTGGATGGTGAAGTTACCCGCCGTCGAGGTCTTATCGCCACCAAACGCCAGAACTGCCACAGCCTTGTTGCCCTGCGTAGCGTTGTAGATCAACGCACCGTTGGAAGTCAGCGTGGCGCTGTCCCAAGTGATGTCGTCGAAGTCGAGCCAAGCAGTCGTACTCGTAAAAGTCGGAGCCTGCGAGATCGTCAGCGTTTTGCCGCCCGCCACGTAGTTCGTACCAGACGAAGACACTTCGTTTGAAGTGGTATACGCCGTAGTTGAAGCATCGAGCGTGGCGGAGGACGTATATAGCGCAATCTTGAAGACATCCGCAGCCGTCGAAGCCCGAATCACGCCGGTTCCGAAGTTGTGGATACCGTCCAGAATCTCGACCTTGAACGATGTCACCATTGCCTGAGAAATAGCCATCTCAATCTCCTAGATGCTTTGCAGCATCACTGAATCCGTTTTCAATAAGAACACGACGCGCATTCATCCGTTCAGACTCTTGCGCTTCTTGCAGGTACTTCACAAGTACCCGGTTTAGTTCTTTCTCCGTTTGTACACGAAGAATGCGGGTGGTAGCCCGTTCAGCAATCTCTTCCGGGGTATACCCCCGGTTGCTCGTGGTCTGGACAAACACATGCCCAAGTTCTACGTCACCGGCAAAACTCATGTGACCTGCACCCTAACTTGTCCAGAACGGTACGCATCCTGACGATCCAGACCATCGCCCAGACGCTTCAATTGAGCAACGGCTTCCTGATACTTCTGGTCGTAGTACTGCATCATGTCGGCTTCGCCCTTGAGATAGGTATATGCCTCCCTGAGCGAGCCATACAGCAATACCGTCTCAAAATTATCGCCAAGCCACGAAGTTGAAGATGAAACGATAGAAGTAGGGTAATAATAGTAATGCAGTTCTGCTGTGTAGTTAGCGTTCGGAGTCGGCCCCAACAACATAGTTGCATTATCAAAAATGGCGTAGTACGCAGGCTTGCCCGTGCTGTTGGGCGGCGGGTACGAAGCGCGGATGAAGTTTACATCCTTGTTCAGTAGATACTCGTACTCACCCGTAGTCGGGTCAATCACCGCAAGCGAGAACGTCGAGAGCCAATCAGACGGCAACGAGAAATACTGAAAGTTAATCGTCATCGTGCCGGTGACGTTCTTACGAATCGCCGGAATCTGGACTGAGTTATAAATCCGCTCTTCAGCCAACTGCACAAACGTAGGGATATTCGCTACGAAAGACTGTTCAGTGCTTTCGCAGTAATCCTGAATCAACGTTGAGAGTTGACTGTAGTTCACGGAGACCAGCCAGACCGGTACTTGCTGTTGTTCTCAAGATTGATCTGAGACACGAACTTCGTGCCCTTGGTCGCAGCGCCAGCACCCTTCATCTTCATGTGGGTGACGCCCTTGTTGACATCCTTCTCAGGATAGCCATTACGACCCGTCGAATCCGTGTTCGGCCTAATCTTGCTGGGGTTCAGTTCTTTCATGATGATTACCTCGGGCCAGAAGAGCCACGCATCGGGCTACGCTGGTTCATCACCTTCGCCATGCCACGACCGTACTTCTTCATGTCGCTGTTGGTCTTGCCGCCAGCACGCATCTTTTTCGTGCCATGCATAGCACGCTCGTGCTTGCTGACCTCTTCCCGCGCAATCTTACGCATACCGTTCTTCATCTCAATCTCCTAGGTCGTTACGACCGTTACTGTCCCGACTTCGCCCGCCGGGGCTAGTGTATTCGGGGTTAGAGCCGCATCGAAGGAACTAGACCCTCCAACGGGGTTCCACCCCCACTGAATCATTCTACTACCACCGGCACCGTTGTTACCTTCTTCAAAGTAACTCAGGTCAGGTCTTGGGTTCCTAAGCGCCTGCGGGTCATCCACCGGGTACAGGCCCAGTGACAACTGCGGCTGATCAGGCTCCCAGCACTCCGGACAGACCAAGATGTTTACGTTCTTGGTCTTGATCACCAAAGACTTCAATTGGCGAAGTTTGTACCGGAAACCACACCGGTCGCACTCCGCGATAGCATGTTTGCCACTTGCAAACCTGTTCGGCATTAGTAGCCACCCAAGAAACTCTCACGTGGGACAAAGCGCACAGCAGCCTTTTCCCGATCCTCACCCGCCGCCAACTCCCAAGCCTCGTCGTACTGCGCCTTCAAGACCTGCATACGCGCATCTGCGCCCGGAATCTTCATGGAGAGCATGTAGGCTAACCCCGCTACCAAGCAGGGCATAAACCGAAACGGGATATCCTGACCGTTAGAACCCACACCGGGATCAAACATCCGCACAAGGCGCGTGTAGACGAGCGTCCAAGTGGTCGTGTTATCAGGCTTCGGCCATACCGTGTACTGCGGGTACACGATGACGTTATCAGCACCCGTGGCTCCAGTACGCCGATTGATCCAGATCTGGATGGGGCGACCCGTCGCGTTCTTGTTTGGGATGGACAGGTAGGTCGAAGAGGAGATACGCGAGATGTTGATGTCCTGCTGGTTCGTACCCGTGCCTGTGCGGATCACATGGTCAAGCAGGTCAACCGTATCGACAGGAAGGTCATACGTGCCTTGGTTGTAGGTTAGGGTCTGCGTACCCGTCTCAAGCGTCCAAAGGTTAATACCCCGGTTCGCCCAGTCCATGAACAACAAGGCAAGGCTGCGCTTAGAGGTACGGAAGTCATAGCCCGTACGCAACTCAGCCCCACAACGCTCAAAAGCCTCCTCAATGATCGTATTAAGATCAAGGTTGAACTCGGTTGTGGCTGTAGTTTTGTCGGCCATTTACATCCCTCGCCGTCTGTACGGCTTTACTTTCTCTTTAACACCCTTGGGCTGCGAGACGAACTGCTTGCCTTGGGCTTTACCCTTACGTTTGGCTGCGGTGGTACGGGCATACTCCGAAGGCGAGAGAGCCTTGATCGCAGCCTCTGGTAGATACCTTTCGCCCGTGTCAGAAGATCGTTTACCACTCTTCGTTCTCCACTTCTGCTGCGTCCACGCTTTAAGGGACTGTTGAGGAGCCTTCATCCGCTATACCCGCCACCTTTGGCCTTGTACTGCTTTGCCAGCAACTGCGCCTTTCTTGCGCTCCACTGCCCCGCTGCAGTACCCTGCACGGCCCGGCCCTTGATTGATTCAAAGAGCCGCTTACGCATACCGGGCTTGGTATAATTTCCCGCCTCGTTCACGCGGCTCTCGCCTCCCTTGGCGTAGGTTTTTATCGGTCTCCCAGTCCCAATTACGGGCTTTTCGTCCCCCCGCCGTTTTGCTCGGGGGACTTTTTTGGGATTGATATCACCCATGCCTCGGGACGGTAGCATTAGACAAACTTCCCTCGGGTCTTGCCCTTCATCGCGCAACCATCAGCACGCTTGGAAGCAGAACCGCCTTGAGCGAAACGCTTAAAGCCGTAACGGGGGCCAAACTTCTTGACGCTCCCGCCACTCTTAAAGACGCCACGCCCCTTGAGGACATCAGCACGGGTGACCTTGCCATCGCCAGTGAGGTCGGGCATACCGCCCGCCTTCATGCCAGCCACGCTTTCAGACTGAACGCGCTCATACGCTTCGCGCATTTTGCGCTCCATTTCAGCCTCTTTGTCCTTCCGCTCCTGCTCACGCCGAATACGCTCCTCTCGGGTAACGTATTTACGTGGCCCCTGCGGGCCTTTAGGCGCTTGGTTCATTAGCACTTACCGCCCATCATCATTCTGACCATCGTGCCCTTGGTCTTGCCCTTGCTGGCGATGCCATCGGCAGACTTGCGAAACACCGAGCCGCCCTCGCGCATCTTGACCGTCGTGCCCTTGGTCTTGCCCTTGTGAGCAACGCCATCAGCAGCCTTGCGGAACACCGAACCGCCCTTACGCATCATAGCCTGCGTACCACCGGCTCCACCCATACCGCCTGACGGGGCTGCAGAGGCTCTATTTCTCAGTGCTTCCAATTGAGCATTAGCCTGTCCTCCCGACGCGCCCGGCATAGAGCCAATACCAGAAGGCTTAGCGGGGGGAGTCGGAGGAGGAGCAGCACGAGCAGCACGTTGAGCAGCCGCACGAGCCTCGACCGAGTTGGCTTGACGGAAAGCATCCCGCCGAGCATTAGCAGCATCAATTTTAGATTGAAGACGCGCCATCGCCGCACCCGGAACATACGGGGTTTTACCGCCAGCCGCGAACTTCGGCGTGGGGCGAGCCATAATAGCCTTACCACGGTCAGTTATTGCTTTGCCAATATGCTTCGGCATCGGCTTCAGGCCGGGGCCAGTACCAAACTGCCGCTTCTGCAGGCCCATGCCGCCAGCCGCGAACTTTGGCATCTTCTTGCCTTCCATTTCAGCCTCTTCGTGCTTGATCATGGACTTCGGAGCACCCTTCTTTTTCATGAAGGACACTTCTTTACGCATCATAGCCTTTGACTCTTTCATAAATCCTCCAGAACCGAATTTGTGGCCTTTATCGGCCTTGACGTAATCACGACCCACAGATTGAGGAATGCCCAGACGTTTGGCTGCTTTGGGGTCGTTAGCAACCATCGCCATCAATCGATGCTGTTTTGCGGATTTGCTGGGCATCTCAGCAGTTCCAAGCCCTCAACGATTTGTTGATCCGGCTGTTCGGGTCGTTTGCCGTCTTGGCACTCGTCAATTTC